TTACTTGAACTGATAGCCTACACCAAATGAGAACCACCATTTACCTTGGTATGCCCAGTCCTTTTGACTATATATCATAGCATCTTTTCCAGCAAAAGCACCAAGATTTACTTTTTTTAAGGTGAACAGAATTCCATGCGTCCGATATGTGACGGCAGCCGCATCAACTTTATTTATTAAGTCTTTAGCGTTAAAATACTTAGTATTACCAATACCAAAACCCCAAGGAATTAAAGTAAAAAAATTTGATCTTAAATAATTACCCATCCTTAATCGAACTCCAAATGAGTATCCAACTGTGAAATCAGTAGTTAGTGTAGGTTTTAACTCTTCATTTCCTAATCCTAAACTAGTCCGCCCTCTAAGTTTAAACGGATGTAAGAGAGGTATAGCGATGAGATGAACTTGTTTTTCAACTTTTGTCCCAACTGTAAAATCAGCAGGTGTCACTGAAAACAAATAATTACGGGCATTATTGATAGAGTCAGGCTCACTTTCAACTGGACGTATACTCATATCATCCGAAGATATTGAAGCATAATTTAGCGGACGAATGATTACGTTACCACCCTCATTCTCGTTGTAAATTCTATAATCTAAATAATTAAACCCATTTTTAGGATCGGGTTTCAGATAATATATTGGTTGATTATCTAAAAGATTTCCATCTGATGTTGCAATCAGCTTAGCCTTAAGATTAGCTCTCGTCCCATAAATATTTGGATTAAGCAATCTTCTAACATTTACTTTGAACCTTTCTTTGAAAGATTGAGCACAAGACGAGGATATGTCAAAAAGTGTAAAGAAAAATAGCGTAAGTCCTAAAGTCTTTAGAACACAAGGCACAAATGGCATTTTCATAATATATATATTTATAATTTCATTTGGTTATAATAACAAACTGATCAATAATTAATTATAAAAAATATAAATTGTCTTAGGAAATCATATTCAAAATGGCAAATCTCTCATTGTTTGCCAATATGTCATTATATAATTCGTAGCTTGTTCGTTTGTAAAACCTGATGTTACTAGCTGAGGCCTTGCGAAATCCAGAAAATGAATATAGGATTGGGCATTATTTTGGTGGTTAAAGCAAAAAGTAGTATACAATTTAGCAATCGAGTAATAAACTCCTTCAGTATTATCACTCTCATTAAAAACTTTGCTCTGTTTTAGATAATTCTTTATAAGCCTTTGCATATCGGCTCTTAAATAAGAAATTTCATTTTTTAGAAAATCTAATTCTGGAACTTCCTTGCCCTCTATTTTGGTTGGAATAATCATCTTTCCAAAACTTTTTAAGAAAGGAGAAAAATCCTTTTTTAATGACTTTGTATAAGTCGCTCTTATTTTTTTTGTGAGTTCTATTTTAAACGTCATTATATCTCCAAATCGGAGCGATGATGGATATGATAAATGCTCAATAGGACTGGTATCAAATGAATAAGTTGTGCGTTCGTCTTTAATAATTATAACTGGCTTATCAAAAGCTAAACGCAGACCTAACTCGAACATAACATTAGGATTCTTCGAACTAACATCACAAACCACCATTTCATTACTATAAATATTATTCACAATCCGCTCGTGAATTAAGCCAATCGCTTCATCATTGCTGACCAAGTTAGGCTCAAAGTTAGCTTCATTTATAGCTTCCGATACAATCGTCAAGACATCAGACCAATGAGAAGCTTGATAGCCCTCTGTATAAGAAATTGGCATAATTATACCGCATTTTTTTTTACCATTACTATCTATTGTTTCGGAAGAGTCGTTTGTAGCCATTTGTACCGTGTTTACTGATATATTTTCATTTAGTGTCTTTATTAAAATATTTTTGTAGACTTTCTATAGCGATTTTTATACTATCTGATGAATTTTTATCCCTTTCATTCTCCAACTTATTTAAAATCGTTATTAAGGTAGCCTCATCTGACTTTAATATAAAATTACGCTCCGTTTTAACGAACTCCTGAATGACATGTATCAACAATGGGTCATTGTCTTTAAATAAAGTAGTTTTTAATGATAATACTTTAAAATCAATATTCGTAAGCTCATTATGATAGTACTTTATATCTACCAAAGTATTCCTATATAGCCTCAAAAAGAAAAAAGAAAACACCTCAATAAATATAGCTATGAATAATCGGGGAAGAAAAGTTGGCAATACCACTTGAATTGTACTTCCTGGAGAGATGCCAAAGGTACTCCATACTAGAACACCTACGCCGAGAATTGTAGATACAGAGCCTATTACAAGGTTTACATTTGCTCTTGAGCCTAACTTATTAATTTCTTTTTCAATCCTCACCTTAGAAAGGGCACAACCTTCTATAATATCGATATAGCTTATCTTATCACGTAACGGATCATGTAACGGAGTCTTTGCTTTTTGTGAGAATTGGTTCTCATCATTAAATAGTTCAATATGATTATCATTTAAAACAAACATTGAATTAGTATCTCTTACCCTATTGAATTTTAAATTAATTTGGTCTGTATTATCTTGATAATCTTTTACAAGCTCTCTATTTATGAGATACAAATACATTAAACAGCCTAAACTAACTAGGACAATAAGAAGAAATACCAGATTAAAGGCATAATAAAGTTCTTGGTTTTTGATAAAAATATTAAATGCATATTTCCCATTGAATATAAAATACGCTGAATAGTAAAAGACAGCTAAAATAACAATTAGTAAACATATTATCGTCCATAAACGAATGCCTCTGGCCTTTCTTTTAAACTCACCTTTTAACTCCCGTAACCTATCATTTTTCGTTTTTTCATCTAAATCCATTACTTCCGACAGCCCAGCTTCGTGATTCATACCCTAATTTTTCATAATGATGTGTAATTATTACTTTACTAAATGCTCTTAGAGAATTTAATTATAATTCAACGAAATCAGTATAAGCGCCCTAATAAGGGCTTCACTCCTTCTCTTTAATTGTTTGATCTTTACTTCTTATTAACTGTCGTTGCATTTCAATCACTTCCTCTGCTGGCATTAACACATACCCAGGAGGTACTTCTTGGACTACCTTGGTTTGTGGTGACTCTCCCCCATCAATGAGCCAGCTAGCGGTTGTCCCTAGTATTTCCGCTAGTTTTCTCAGATCACTTATAGAAGGCTCTGACCTATCCGTTTCCCAATTGGACACTATTTGCTTACCACTTTTTTCCATCTTTTGAGCCAACTGATCTTGACTCAATTTCATTTCTTGTCGCTTTTGACGTATACGTTGCCCAAGAGTGGTCATTTCAAAAAAATATAGTTCGTGTATATATTGACAAGTATATTTTCAACATATACATTTGTACTCATCAAAACCTGACAAGTAATACTTGATAAGTAAAAGTATGGCTAAAAGCGACAAAATTCAACCGGTAAATCCATCCATTGAAGGAACGGTTAATGAAGCCATTTTGACGGTCGAATACTGGCGTGAACGGCTGTCGGAAAAGTCCAGTCAATTCACAAGTGTCCGGGACATTGCGGACCGGATTGGGAAGCTGGATTCTGACTTTGATGGGGTGCGTGGCTACTTTAAAGTTCAGAACGCCCATGCCGGTCGGGCAAGCCTGAAGGTAACGGCCAAGATTGTACGTCTGATGGATCAGGCATTGGCTCCCGATCCTGCCGCTTAAGCTGTGTAAGCACACTAACTAACATGAAATGATAAAGCTTATTTTCCCTTTGGTAGCTCTTGCTCTCCTATTCGTCGGTTTGGTGGTAATCATCGATGATCATTTTATCCGTGCCTTTTGTGGATTGCTTGCCGCTGGTTGTGGTGCAGCCGCCGGGATTGTTGATTGTTATTCTGTTCTGGTCGATGAAAATCAGAATCCGGTATTACCACCTTCCGAACCGGCCGTTATGGAGTACGCTACCAGTGATGTTTAACCACATGACAAAGTGATGCAGGGAGCGATTGAGGAGCCTAAAAGTTTTGAAGAATGCCAGAAGGAGTTTCTCCAATTTAACTGTAAACAGCCTGGGCAAAACCGGGACATGGTGTTGACTAAAATGGAAGGTGTTAAAGCCTGTCGAACGGTTATTTTATGCCAATTAAGTCTGATAATGAGCACGGATGCCGTTACCTATTTCGAGACAGTCCAAGAGCTTATCAAAGAAATAGCCGAACTGAATTCCTATCTGGACCAATACGCCTTTTACCTGGCTTACGGCTATTACGGTTTTGAGTAGCGTGTTATTGATTGTTAATCCATAACTATTAAAATGATGAGTACACAAGGGTCTGAAGTAAATCAGGGAGCCAGTTCTGATGAAGACATCGACTTCATTTTCGTTGATGGCCTACATGAAAAAGTGGATTTCAATGAAGTATTTAAAAAGATGGAAACTCTGTCGTCAGAACGACCGTCTGTTGAAAATCGGTCCCTCTCGCCTTGATTTTCTGCTGAGTTTCAAAGATACCCTGAATAGTTTTAGGCGTAAGCGTATCTGCAAAGTGATCAAACCAGTCGTCAATACTAAGCTCAAAATGAATAAAGGCCATTTGACAGTTGGTTAGTGTAGGTTCATATTGTAGAATCATCACATACCGGCCAGCAGGAAAGGCAAAGATTGAATATCGGCCAGTAGAAGGCGTGTGAGATTGAAGTTTCTTTTTCAAAAGTAGGGCCTGAAGATTGTAATCAATCTTTTCTGAATCTGTAGTATAACCACCTACGTCATTGGCATAGGTATTATCGACAAGTAGGTAAACAGGCTGAGACATGTGCAAATGGTTTTAAGATCGCAAACTTAACTCCCCTTTTTACACCAACCAAGATTGCTTTTAATTGATGTTTAACCACATATTTTTTGAACGTAAATGGGAACCAACACACAAACCGTCGAATACCATCGACGAAAAAGGAAGGAAGGGCTGACCCATCAGGCAGCCGTGAACATGACTTTCACGGTGCAGGCAGCCAACGACCGGTTTTTAAAGGAAGTACCGGGAGCGGATGCAATTCAACAGTATCTGGAAGACCTGACCACCCGACTGAGAAATGTAGTTTCAGCATGGAGTTTGGAGACACTAACCGCCATCGAAAAGGACTACCTGGAACTGCCCAAAGTCTGGACTCCGGAAATTACCCTTCTGGAAGTCTTTGATAAGTTCGATGCCGGAACGTTGGCCGAATGGCCCGATGAAATCTTGCAGGATGCCCAATTGATGGTAAGCGAATTGTCGGCCGTCCTCAAAAAGCACAGTAACGAATCCTTCTTCATTACCCACCAACGTCCGCCGGTTTCCACCGACCAGTTAGACAAGCTTTCCGACCATATCCTCACCACGCTTAATAACCGCTACGGCTGTAACGACTAACCCCACTCTCTAACTACCAACATCATGCTATCATTATCCGCGTTTTTCCCGCGGCTGCTGAAACCTTCAGCGCCGGTGGGTAAGGGACTCTCTGTCCAAAATTTTTGTCTGACGCTATCCGCCGAAGACTTCCAGTTGTCTCAAAACTTAATGACAAACCTGATTCTGGGTTGGTTGAACGGCCGTAGAAAGTCCGGTCTGTCATTAGGGGACTTATACCACCTGGACGAAGCCATGGGCTGGAACGGCGACGAAGGGGACGACATTGGCCAGGTCAATATTGTGCTGTCTTCCTATCAATTGGGCTGTCTGCAAGAAATGATGGCCTACCTCCAATTAGCGTACTATACCAACCCCCAACTAGGTCACGAAGGTCTGACCAACGCCCAGGTACGGGCGGGTCTGAATCGGATATGCCATGCCATTAAGCTAGGGTATTGGGTGCTGGACTTTCAGGATATAACCGTCCTGTTCAGGCATAGGGTTAAGGGTTAAATCGCCGGGACTTTGGCCGGTCACCTGACTGGCCAAAGCTTTTTAACAGATCATTCATCTTCAACAGCGCCCATTATGCTGAACATCACCATCCGGGCCGGGGTCTATAAAGGCGAACTCGTGTCAACCATCACCGACAAAAGCTTCCTGATCCGGTACCGGAGCAATTGCAATCCGCAACTAAGAGGATTAGAACTGTTGGCCATCAACCAACGCATTCGTGAACTACACCGTTTGACCCGACCATGAGCAGTAACCACATCGACATGAAAGAATTACTGGCCATCGATGGCGGTATCTCATATATCATTCATCGCTATCCGGATGCCCGGGAATCAGAAAGCTCAACGAAACGAAAATTTAAAGTACGGCCCGAAAAAACAGCGTCGGCCGCGCTGAAACGAACCGAAGAAGGTATCTGGATTGTCACCGATTTTGGCGGTGATCAAAAAGCCCGAAATGCGGTTCAGATCGTCCAGTTTGAAGACAACGTGGATTTTGTCACCGCCCTCAAAACGGTGGCTGCATTCTATAATTTCGCCGGAGCTCAACGCCCGGAAACCAAGCCCGACTACAACAGTTGGACCGCCACGCCCGATGAAGCGGAAGGCAGTATGAATTTCGACTTCCGGGAATTCGAGATCCATGACTTAAGACACATCTTCAGCCCCAACGCCTGGAACGCCCTGGGCCGGGATGATGAAGCCCGGACGAAAGCCGCCATTCAGCTTTGCAGCCATTACCGTCTGAAGTGCCTGAACTGGTATACCTATACGGCCAAAGGTGTTACCCACCAGTACACTTCCAACGAACGGTTTCCGATTTTCCTTTGGGACGAAGGGGATTGGAAGAAGCTTTACAAACCCAGGGCCGAAAAGCAATTCCGGTTTCAGAGCTATGGCATCAAGCCGGAACACTTTATCCACGGACTGGCCCAGGCTCAAAAGAAGTATGCAGAGCTTCAGGCTGAAAAGGATAAGGACTATGACCCGGAAGACTCCAACGCGGAAGAAAAGCGGAAGGAAAAGAAGCTGCCCGAAATCATCTTAGTCTCGGGCGGATCGGACGCCCTGAACGTGGCGGCTCTGGGCTACCGGGTGGTATGGATGAACAGCGAAACGGCCCAACTTCGGCCGATGGATTTCAAAGCCCTGACGGCAATTGCCGAAGTGATCTACAACCTTCCCGACATCGACGGAACGGGCGTTCGGGCGGCTCATCAACTGGCGATGGAATACCTGGCCATCCGGACGATCTGGCTTCCCTGTGAACTAAAGAAACACCTGGACGCCCGGGGCAATCCCTGCAAGGATGTTCGGGACTTCCTGCGCTACTACCGGAAATTTGATTTTGACGAATTGCGGAAGATTGCCGTTCCCTATCAGTTTTGGGATGAGCAGGTTGACCGGGATAAAAACGGAGACGTCAAATTCATGTTTGGCAAGCCGGTGGTAAAGTACGTTTTCAATAACGTCCACGCTTACAACTTCTTAAACCGGAACGGATATGCCCGTTTCCGGAGCCAGAAAGAGAAAGACGGGTTCAAGTACGTCCGGGTTGAAAACAACGTGGTGAGCACCATTGAAACCGCGGCTGTGAAGGATTTCATTCATGGTTTTCTGGAACAGCGGAGAATGCCCATCGACCTCCGGAACACGATCTACAAAACCCCGCAATTGGGTGATTCGAGTCTGGCCAACATTCCGGTGTTCGATGGAGATTTCAAGACTTACGGGCCGGACTTCCAATACCTGTTTTTCAAAAAATCCGCCTGGAAGGTGACAGGCTCCGGAATCATGGAAGAAAAGTCCGGAACGCTGGACAAATACATCTGGGAGTCCAAAGTGATCCAGCATGACGCCAAAGTCCTTCCGGAAATGTTCAGGATTACCCGCAATGAGGAAGGGGCCTGGGACATTAACATCAAGGATAATTCCTGTATGTTTTTCAAATTCCTGATTCAGACCTGCCGGATTCACTGGCGGAAGGAGTTGGAAGAACGGTTGAACCTCTGTGAACTGCCCGAGAAAGCCCTTTCTGAGTACGCTGAAAAGTACGGTTTCAACGAGACAGAGATCAATCAGATGCTGGCGTATGACACCGCCGAAAAACAGGAAGCGTACAAACAGGAATTCCGCTTCAGCATCGATGGCGGGTTACTTCTGCCGGAAGAAATCGCGGAACAGAAGCTTCATTTGATCAACCGGATTTTTGCCATTGGTTACGCCCTGCACCGGTATAAGAACCCGGCCAAACCCTGGGCCGTCTTTGCGATGGACAACAAGCTGTCGGAAGAAGGCGAAAGCCACGGTGGCGCTGGGAAAGGACTAGTAGCAAAGGCACTGTACAAGCTGCTCAACAAGGTTCAGTTGGACGGCCGTAATCCCAAGCTGACGGAGAACCCCCACGTTTTTGAAAACGTCGATGCCGACACGGATTTGATTCACGTCGAAGATGCCAACGAGTTTCTGAACTTCGGTTTCTTCTTCGCCCCGCTGACGTCGGCCATGACCGTCAACCCCAAGCAAAAACGGTCAATTGAAATCAGCTTTGAAGACTCTCCAAAATTCTGGTTTGATACCAACTTCGGGGACCGGATGACTGACCCGTCATCCCTACGTCGGAAGCTCTACACGGTCTTTGGAGACTACTACCACGAAAACAACGGTGATTACAAGGAAAGCCGGACGCCAACGGATGACTTCGGAAAGTCACTATTTACGGACTTCGACGACAAAGACTGGAACCTGTTTTACAACTTCATGGCTCAGTGTCTGCGCTTCTATCTTTCGACCGACGAAAAGATTGTACCGCCCATGAACAACGTCAGCAAGCGGAACCTGATGTCGGAAATGGGAGATCACTTCCGGAATTGGGCCGATGTCTATTTCGCGCCCGAGTCCGGGCGGCTGGATTCGCTGATCATTCGGGATGATGCGTTTGAAGATTTTATCCGGGTCACAAAGCTAAAGACCTACACAGCCCAACGGTTCGGAAAAGCCCTGAAAGCCTGGGCGAAGTACAACGGCTACATCCTGAACCCGGACGAAATGAAAAACGCCCAGGGACGTATTATCCGCAAGCCCAATGGCGGTTCCAAGGAAATGCTGTATGTCCGGACACCGGGCCAGGCCATCAACGAAATCACTTTCTAACGTCGATCATGATGAAAAATAATTGGATCAATCACATAGTCATTGCGGTGTTCCTTTTGCTGGTCATTTGCATCCCGGCGGTCAAACGCTGGTGGACGGATGGCGAAGGAATAGTTGAATAATCAAAACGCTACTACGATGCTAATTGGATACGCCCGGGTATCGACGACGGAACAGAACCCGGAACTTCAGCAAGACGCTTTAAAGAAGGCCGGTTGTGAAAAGGTCTTCACGGACAAGGTAAGTGGAACAGCGGCTATACGGCCGGAGTTGAACCGGCTGAAAGAGCAGCTACGGAAAGGTGATGTGCTGGTGGTCTGGCGGCTGGACCGTCTGGGCCGATCTGTCCGGGATTTGATCGACTGGATGGCTTACCTGGAAAAAGCAGGGGTTGCCCTGAAAAGTCTGCATGAGTCAATTGATACGACATCAAACACCGGCAAACTGGTCTTTCACATTTTCGCGGCCGTTGCCGAGTTCGAGCGGGAGTTGATCCGGGAACGAACGATGGCTGGTCTGGAATCCGCCCGATCCCGCGGCCGCAAGGGTGGCCGAAACTTCAAGGTCGATTCCAACGCCCGGCAACTGGCCATTAAGCTCTACGACCAGAAGACACCCATTCAGGACATTTGCAACCTGGTCGGTATCTCCAAACAAACCCTGTATTCCTATGTCCGTCAGGACCGGGCCGAAAAAAGTAAAGAAACCCGCCAACCACCCACATAATTAGACGTAGAATACTGGACCGGGTTTCTGTACCGATTTTGGGGAGAAAACGCGGGGCTTCTCCCCTATCAATTTGCAGTCAATAAAACCCTCGTTTTATGGACGTTTTTTTAAAATGCTCTCCCACTCCTTTTGAAGCCGCTGAATGTAGTCCTTTATCGGCTCTCCATCAATCGCTTCGATGGGCAGCGAAGTCTCAACCCCATTCGGTTCGCGCAACACAGCCGATAGAATGGTAAACCCGGTCCTGACATAGCGGCTGAGTAGATCAAAGCTTAATTCAAGGCGTTCTGAGTAATAAACAAGTGGGCGGATATCTCCATCAGCGGCATCAACAACCGAGAAAACGAGTAGCATGAGAAGTCTGTCGGTTATAGAGAAGCTAGACCGACAGCTTGCCAAAAGAAGGCGGAGAAGGGACTCAGATGATACTGATTATTATGAAGGTAGTCAATTGTATACACTAAAACAAACCTCCCTATGCTACCCCCTCGTTTTATATGCTTTTTAACTTCCGAAGCAGCCGGATTAAGTAAATAGCATCATAAATGATGAAAGGCTCAAACTGTTTGGAAGGGTGATGTCTCAGTTGAAAACCTTTTGAAACGATCCATTTTAATTCTTTAAGCTGGGCTTGAATATATTCTGGTACCATAGCGAGGAATGATTAGCTAATCAATATAAGCTGCCCCCTGTTAGAATGGCTATCCTATACGTTATATATGTTCAAAAAATGAGGATTTGGCCTTTATAGTCTTTAGTCCATTAAACCTCCGATTTGTAAACCATCAGTAATAACCCACCGAATTTATGAAGTCAATAAAATCCCTTTGCAGAACAACGATTATGGAGCGACACCCAAAATCAATCTCAATTCTACCAACTGACCGTGAGTTTGCCGACTCTCCGGATGCCGGGGATAAGCACTGCCTTTGTTCAAGATGTGGCGAAGTAATAGGCGAAGGCCAAACGCCTATTCGCGCCTGGCCCCATCCAGCCCCTATGGAATACCGGTTTCATCCGGAATGTCTGGGCATAGGTAGTAAAGACATCGACCCGGAAGACTATTTCGATGCACCTGTTGAGTTTAAACCTTCCATCACCTGGAAATGGGCACTTTAATGAAGTGCCCTTGAATATCAATAAGTACCCACCGTCACATTTTAATCAAATGAAAAACGAACGATTGATCTGGCGCGACCGCCGAAACTCGCTTGGTAACGACCTGGGCTACCTGGTTGGAATGGTCATTATACTGGGCCGTTCGATCCGGAAGCGGATGAAGTTTTCCACAACCAGAAAGAACAAAGCGTAAAAAAATTTGTCACTCTAGAAAAATAGTGCACCTATTTTTCAATTGATGTTTAATCACAAGGTAAATGACCATGAAAAAGACCTTAAAAATCCTGTTGCTGCCCTACTTCGGCCAGTATCTCCAACACTTAAACAGCCGCGTGAACCATGGACAAAAACCCTGAAACTCCACTGCAACCGGCGGAAAGTGCCACGAAACGAAAGAACCGGGTAGTAGCCTACATCCTCGAGCAAATGGCGTTGACCATGCTGGCCCAGATCAAGCCGGACGGTCCCTTCAATAAGATGCTGGTGAATGCCGCTGAAGAAAACCGAAAGAAGCTGGTGGCCACGCACAGCCCCGACGAATACAAGCCGATCCTGATGATGCGGGACGCGGCCGTTCAGATGGCCCATAAACTGGCCGGGTGCGACGATGTAGACACGCTGAACGCTTGCCTTCACTACATGCAGCAGTTGAATGAAGGCAAGGTGATGATCATGGATGACGTCGATAATCCGGAAGCTTACGGACTAACCCCCAACGTTTAGCCATGAGAGACACGGAAGACGTAAAGGACCGGACCATTCCGCTCTATAGCTGGTGGAAAACGCCGGGTGAAAGCTACCGGGGATTTGCCGTCGTTGAAAAGTCCGGGAAGGGGATCAATGGTAAATACCGAACGACGCATGTTTCCCTATTGGAATGGCAGAAAGAAACGCCCGTCAACCGCTCGGTGGAAGACTTCTGGGATTTAGTTGATCGTGGACAATTAATCCAGATACCGCCCGTCTGGGAGCCAGGCAAGACCTATTACCCGGATGCTGGCTGACAGATAAAATAAATACAAAACGACAACCGCTTTAGAAGGCCCGAAATCGGGCCTTTTTTTTGCCCAACCCTGCCGGTTGTTGTTCCCCTTCAACCCCCCGGCAAAAAACCTGAAGTTTTTTGTAACTCTGTATCCGAACCCCAGTTTTACGACTTATTAGTCTGGGAATCAATGGATATAAAAGATACAATTTTTTGTATCTTAGGATACAAGGTTACAAAAAATAAAAAATAAAGGCTTTAAGGGGGACCGCTAAAAAGCGGTTTTAGGAGGTAGATACAACTTTTTTAAAAGTTGATACAAAATCGAAAACAAAGTTTGTATCGGATAATAATCTGTATAACAGGCATTTACCCTCTATTGTTACAGATGATACAGAGTTACAAAAAAAATCGACCTCAGACCTGGGTAGTTCTGCGCAAAGATTGGCGGCAAAATTGATTAAGAAGGGGTTATACCGGATTACATGCCTACGCATAATCCAATTGTAAGAAGCTACTGCCCCAACGCATTCCAGTGTCCAAGCAATTGATCCAGCGCCGTGTAACCTTCGTAAAGGGTTTTCGAAAGCACTCGAAAAAAGTCCGGCAATTACTTTTAAATAAGCATTTTGACGTTTGATTATTTAGGTATTAATACCTATATTTCAAAAACAAAAAACGCCCGGTGGGACGGGCGTTTGAAGTGCCTGGCTGTTGATAGACAGACAGATGGTCAGTTGGTGAAGTAAATATACGAACCTTCTAATTATCATCACAATGACTTTTGCCGTACCTGTTAAACCGTACATTAAAGAATTTTTCCAGAACTCGGACGTCTTCGGACCTGAACCCATCAATGTTCGGCGGAACTCCCGCCTGGGCGAAATCATTGCCGCCATCTTTTCAAGCTATCCGCTTCAGGATGTTGATTTAGAAGAGTTAGCCCCCACCGAAATCCTGAACCCGGATTACCTGAATTTCACCCTTTCCTTCCCCATTGAACACCGGCTGCTGACGGATGCCAAGCTTACCCAATTGGGAAAGGTGCTGGAAGTGATCTTTGAGTTTTACGCCATTGCTTTTGTGAAGGGGCGGATGGACGTTTTCCCCTCGCTGAACGGTGCGGCCGAACGCTTCACGCACAAACATCAGATCAGCGTGGAAACCTACACCTCCGACGCGGTTAGAAAACTGGTTGGCCGGAGCCAGGTCAAGAACGATGTCTTCTTCAACAAGCTGTCGGTTCGGGAAAAATCAAACCTGTCCAAAGTTGCGTGAAACCCGTCCAATGTTGAGCAAAACCTGTCCAGAAAACGGGGATTTTGTCCAGCGATTTTAAAGCCTTGCATCTCTGTCCTACTTTATAGTTTTAGGGGCGAAAATTCCGGTTATCAGACCGGATTTCGCCCCTTTTTGCGTCCAAGTGAATAAGGTCGTTTAATCATAGGTTTAGGTATGATTAACGATCCTCTTAAATCGATACCAGCCGTTACCGTGCCGGAGCAGGAAACCAATGCTGCCGGGATTGTTCGGCTCCGGCTGGTTCCGGCCGACCAGCTACGATTCATCAAGCCCGAACGGTTTCCCCGCCCGGGTCATAGGGGTTATCCGGAATTCACGCTTTCCGAGCAACACCTTCTTTTTGCGGATGGGGCTTCCCTGGTGGATGTGGATGTCATGCCCGACTATGCCTTCTTTTCGGAGGATACGGAGACGGATGCCAACGGCCGCTACTTCCGTCCGACCATTCAGCTAACTATCCCGAAAATTCGCCCGGAAACAACCATTTGGCTGCAACGCTACGAACACGTGAAATGGGTTGCATTTCTTCAGGACCGTAACGGGTTTTGCCGTTGTGTCGGAACCCCAGATCAACCCCTTATAATCGGATTTGGTCAGGCAACCGGTGGGAAGAATGGTCGGAATCAAACAACGCTGACCTTTTCGACTTCGGTCGAACAGCCTGCCTATTACATGCTTGGCATAGAAGACAGCTATTTAATCGACTCCACCGCTGACTTTAATTCCGCCTTCGGATTTGAATTCAAATAACAATTAATCAACATGAATCTAGACGCAATTAATGCAGCAGTCGATGCTGTTCTAAAGAGTTCATCACCCCCGCGTTCAATCACCGCCGATGGGTTGAACGCTCTCTTGAAATTATGCCTGGCTGGGATTCTGGGCGAGCAACAGGAAGGCTTAAAGGACCGCCTTCGTCGTATTTCCCAGGGCTTGGCCCTGGCGGAAGTGGACGATGACGAAGTGCAGTTTCAGGGGGGGACCTGGGTCAAGGAAGCCGGAACAATCGCGCCCGGGCAAGCTGGATATGGCGGGATTCTGCTGCCCGGCAAAACCGGTTTCCGCTACCGGCGAAAAAAGGATTACATCACCGTGCTGGACTTTGCGGATCGGGTAGTCGGGGGTAACTGGACGCTGGCCCTGCAAGCGGCTTTGGATGCGGCCAAAGACAACCCACTGAAGCGAACGAATGTCTATTGCCCGGCCCAGCAATACCTCATTGACCAGGTGGTCGTTCCAACTGGCGTGAACTTATTCGGAGACGGCGCACTGGAGCGGGGCGACCGTGCATCGACCAAGTTCGTTCAGAACTCGGCAATGGATGTCATTCGCATTGACGGCGATGTGGATACTTCATCTGGTCGGGCCTACTGGTTCGGCAAGCTGTACAACTTCAGCATTATGGGGAAACCATCGGCGGGATCGGGGTATGGTATTAGTTTTCGCCGGGCCGATGGCACTACCGTCACCCCGCAGGATCTCACCCACATTCACAACATCATCATCCGGGCAACGCCCAGCGGGGGGATTGAATTCCCGGATGGAGCCTTGCCGTTGACGGTTGATACCGTAAAATTTTTGTGGTGTAATGGCCCAGGCATTGACTTTGCCGTAACCGGCGCGAATAAGTTTCAATCGTGCCTATTTGCGGGCGTTTCAGGCGACGGTAATAACGGTGGGTTAATTCGCTTCAAGAATCTCGATGCCCAGGGTAGCATCACGATTCTGAACCTGAAATCCGAACAGCGTATCAACTCGCACTACGGCAATGTCGGAATGCAGAACAACCCCATTGTTTTCGACAATTGCACTGGCACACCTGTTACCATTCTGGGGGCCAGCCACATCTGTTCGTGGGTCTACTCAAGCAACCCGCTGGCCAACAACAAACCCGGCTCACTGGTGAAGATCACCGGAGCCGGTCAGCCGAAGCTTTCCTGGAAAGGCGTTTCGATTCGGGTTCGGGCCACCGATACGGCCACCGATCCCGACCCCTCCATTATCGACGGACAGGATATCCCCTATACCGTTTCGGAAGGCAAATATGGCGACTTTACGTCAGGCCACTGGTCAGGAACAAAACTAGGGGTCATTTATGGGAAAGTCGCGCGGTGGCTGGGTCGAAGTATCCTGAACGAAACCCATGTCGTTCAAGTGAATGGCGAAGTACCCGCCTTTTCGCTGTTTTCCACCGATTCACCCGCGAACCAGCAACACTGGCTGGATGTGGTATCGGGGGGCGTTCGCTCGAAGCGCCTGGTGAAAGACGACCGCAACTTCACGCTCTACGAGCGGGATGTGGCCGATGCTAATGGTCTGGTTATTCGGAAGCAATTTGACCTGAGCGAAATCCGCCACACCGACGCGGCCCCCAAACAAACGATCAGCAATACCAGTGCGGGGGTTGACGAGAAGGTCTGGCGCTGGGTCGCTAATGCACAAGAGTTAATTCTTCAGCTCTTTAACGACGCTTATGCGAGTGGAGTCAGTGGACTAGGCTTACGTCGAAATGGAACCACTCCGGACGGCGTTACCCTGCGCCAACGGCTGATCCTAACGGGATCGGGCGGTTCTCTATCTTCGCTAAGCGTATCCACCAGTAACGGAGACGCTCGCCCCGCTTCGCTGTTTACCGTCTCATCGGCATCGGCCCAGAATCTCACCTTCCTGGGTTCGGGAACGCTCGGCCAACTGGTGATCCTACACTTTACCGACAGCAACACCACGCTGGTTCACTCGACCGCCGGGGCTACTGGCTCTTTGAATCTGGCCGGAGCGCGCAACTGGAACCCTCGGGTGGGGGATTGTATTATTTTCTACCGGGGTGCAACCCTATGGGAAGAAGTTACGCGGTCGGCGGTGGCCTACACCTTCCAGCAGGCGGCCGGAGCGCCCACGGTCAATGCTACCCGCCTGGGTGAAGAATACTTCGATCCGGCCGCGAAGGTTTGGTACAAGGCCGTTTCGGTGGGCAGTGGCGCAACCGACTGGAAACCGATTACCAATTAAGTGTCAACGCGAATGACATCGGCCCGGATCACGCTTGATTCGGGCCTTTTTTATGTCCTATCTACCCTCAAATCATACCCCTATCGTTGCAGCAACTTTTGATCACTGCTAGCAATGTTAGACGTACTTCTTTCTTCCCAATGGGCGCTGAACCCCACGTATCATGACCGGATGGCCGGTCTGGCACTGGGCCGGATTCAGCAAGGTTTCTCACCGTTCGAGATTACCCAAGATAAAAAACAACCCTTTGTTGTAAGTGGCGATGACGAAGGTATCCAGATCGGCGCGTCCTATGGGTATGACCGGCTGACCAAAGCGGAAGGGGTATCCGGCAATGTGGTGGTGTTGCCCATGCTCGGAGCCATTACCCGGTATGGTGATCTATGCAGTTGGGGCGCGGAAGACTACGCTCAATGGATCATTGAAGCCAATCAGGACAAAGCCGTTTCCGCCATGGTACTGGAAATCAACGGCCCCGGCGGTTCGGTCGATGGAATTGAAATGCTCGGGGAAGTCATCCGCAACTCACAAAAGCCCATCTATGCTTTTGTCGCCGGTTGGGCGGCTTCGGCTCATTACTGGATTGCCAGTCAGACCCGGGGAATCATGATGGAATCGAAAACCACGTCTTCGGTGGGTTCCATTGGCGTTCTGGCCTTCCACGTCGATGCGTCAAAATTCTACGAAGATGCAGGCTTGAAAGTCTCCATCATCCGAAGCGACGGCAGCGACCACAAGGCCCGGTTCAACGATGTCGAACCGCTGACGGAAGAGCTTGTAACCGAAATCAAGGGAGAATTGAATCTGATCCGGGAAACCTTCATTGCCAAGGTGAAGGCCGGACGCCCGGGCGTCGATGAATCGGTTTTCAGCGGAAAAATGTACCCGGGCCAGGAAGCCATTAAGCTCAAGCTGGCGGATCGGATTGGCTACCTGGGTGATGCCATTGCCTGGGCGGACGAAATGGCTCAGAAAGCTACCTAAACCTCTTTTTGCATTCACTCTCAATTATTTATAATCATGAACAAAGTTCGAATCAGCATCCGGGACTTATTCCGGAGCAAAGCGTCTGAAGACCAAAAGACCACCGAAACCACGGTTGAGAAACCCGAATCGACCACCGAAGAAACCACGACTGACGAAGGTGACGAAGACGAAGAATCCGACGAAACCGAAACGGAAGAAACCACTACGGAGACGGAAACGACGATTGAAACCACCGCTTCGGAGAAAGGCAACGTGCAGGTGAAGGAAATGAGTCAGGATGCCTACAACGCCCTGGTGGCCGATGCCAAAGCCTGGAACGACAACAAAGACCGGTTTGCGGCCCTGGTGCAGTGGGAAGCCGCCATTAAGGGAATTGGGGGTAAAGGTGCGTCGGTGGACCAGAACATTCAGAACAGCCGAACCAAGCCGGGCGTACTGGATCAGCCCTGGAACCAGGCTGCCATGAAAGCCGCCGGGAAGGCTGAATAATATCGTCCTACTGAATCCGGACGGACTGGCTGACCTTCAAATCTGAAATCAGGAATTTTCAACACTAAACTTTTTTTCAATCAACTATGAGTGCTCTCAATCTCACTGCGTTGGCCACTTCGCTGGAAACCTACGCCCGGGATAACCAAGAACACATCTTCCTGCGCGCGCTGATTCCGGGCCTGGAAGGGATCGAAGGTTCTCCCATTATTCCGATTGCCCAGTACATGACCATGATGCAGGCCACGGATGAAGTGGTGTTGACCAACCTGGAAGTGGGTGATGTCCTGCAACCGGGCGGTAAAGACACGTTCAATCCGACTGCCAACGCCGTCAACTTCAAACCCCGTATCGGGAAAGTACGTCAGGCCAAAGTGGATTTGCAGTTCATCCACTCTAAAATTGTGGCCCTGTACAAGTCGTATATGGGTCAGGTGAAGGCCAAGCAAATTGACCCGGAAGCCATCCCTTTCGAAGAATACATTGCCGCCCGGGTTGTGGCTAAGATGCAGGAAAACATCCGTGTAAAGTTCCTGTACAACGGGGTGTACAATGCGGCCGGAACGGGTCCGCTGGATGTCAACAATGGGATTAAAACCCAACTGCTGGAAGCGATTGCGGACGGGGATGTTCCAGCCGGAAACATCATCGATACGGCCATTTTGTCGGCAACCAACTCGGTGGCGGAAATCGAGAAAATCATTGCGGGAATCCCTGATTCGGAGTTCTACGCCGGTGATTTGATCTGTGTTTGCAACCGGACGGTGAAAACCAACTACGAAGCCGATTATCGTTCGAAGTACGGTACGCTGCCTTACAACCAAGGCCAACTGAAGCCCAACATTGTGGGAACCGACATTCCGTTCATCGTGGAACCGGGCTTGACTGGTTTTAACCGGCCGATCTTCACCACCCGCGGCAACCTGGTCTATCTGTACGATGACATGAGCGGATCGGATACGCTGGCCGTCGATTACAACAAGCGCACCCGGGACATTGCCTGGATGATGGATATTCAGGTTGGGGCCGGTATCGCCGTAGCCGAGCAGATTTGGACCAACGATAACGCCTAAGTCCTATCCACCGTAACACCGGGCCTGATAAGTTCAGGCCCGGGTACTTAATTCAAGCAATTCATTCACCTTCAACACCTTGCTTACGTGAAACGTAACGAAATCTTTAATTTTTTGCTGGCCGCTCTGGCGTTCGCCGTTGCGGTTGTGCTGCCCTCGGAAGTCTTCTCCGCTCTGTCCGATCCGTCAGCGGTAGTTATGATTGGAATGGCCACCGTCAGTTTTGCCAACCTGGACGGTTCATCGTTCCAGAAACCCAACCCAGGCGGTACCCGGACCTTGTTAATCGCTCTGTCGAAAGACATCAAGGGGGTGTGGCCCAAGCTAGCCGACATTCAGGAAGGAGAGGTCGCAACCATTCCCGAACTAAAGACCGGTAAGCAGTGGGCGGAATACGAATTCCCGGACGGCACTTTCGATCTGAACGATGACGCCAGCGGTGATCCGGGCTTTCAGTCGTTCAAGCATTCGGCCGAATTCATGATTGCCGGAATGGGTAAAACCATCCAGACGGAAATCATGAAGCACCTGAACGCCGGTTCGGTGGTCATTGGTGAATTGAACGACGGTCAGTTCTTCGTAGCTGGTTCATCGGATAACGCCCTTTATTTCAAGCCTTCCGGCAAATCCGGCAAGAAAGGCAATGACAAGCGGGGCTATACGATGAAAGGCGAGCAGGACGGCTTTATGTGGCCGCTGACGCCCTTGAAAGCCAATGTAGTAGCTGCTTTGTCGCTGATTCCTTCCGAAGATGCCGAAGACGAAGAAGAAGCGGGCGCTTAATCGTAGACCATGCTGACAAAGTACGAATTGGTCAACGTTCCGGACGGGGGCGTTGACCATTTTATTTCCGGCCAACGGGTTCGCATTAACCAGAACCTGACCGATGAGCAGGCAGAACAATTGATTACGGCCGGACTGCCTTATTTTCAACCAAAGACCACCATCACCGATGGCCAAGAAAGCCACCACCGCCACCCCGAAACCAGCCCGGGAAAATCGGATTCATACCGCGCTGGAAAACGCGGCCCAGGAAGCCGCAAGTCCGGTTCCCGCCGAACCACAGCAACCCGAGCCAGCGACCCCACCAACACCGGAGCCGCCGACGTCTGAGCCATCGGGACAAACTCCCCAGACTCCGACCGAACCGGAAGAAGGTGCTCCGGTCGTCGATCCGGCCCCGGCTTCTACGCCGGATGAAGCCAACGATACGAAGCCTTCTGATCCCGAACAACCGACGTCAACGGATGAAGCCGCCTATATTACGCAACTCGTTGATGGCGTCATCTACATCTTACGTGCTCGCCGGATTCAGGAAAAAGCCAGACAGGAGTTGAACGCGCTGCGAGAAGAATCGAAACGACGGCAGCAGGAAGCCCAGGCCCAGGAATCGACCCGCGAAAATCCGAGAAACGACTAATTCAACAGGAAGCCGGGTCATCGATGCCCGGCTTTTTTATTCCATTACCGACCATGATCATTCAGAAACCCCATAATTTTCCGAACTTAAAAACCTTCCTGAAAGACCGCGGGATTGACGCTTACCACCTTCAGGAAGCCCTTGATGACTATTTGATTGACGTGGATGAAACCATCCGGCAGGAGTGCGATCAGTACGAAAAGCCCCATGAGTACATTCAGGCCAAACACTACGAACAGGCAACCGAGCGTTTCCGGGACGCCTTAACCTCCGAACTTGATGACTAGTGAAGAACTGAGCAGCCAGCGGAAGAAAGCCCGGGCGAATTGGGAGTTGCTTCAGATGAAGGCCCGATCCGGCCTGGTGACTCCGGCCGACGTCGAAGATGCCAGGCGGATTTATGACGCCCTGGTCCGGTATCAGCCGCCGGTCAATCCACCTGAAAAACCGGTCGTCGATCCGGCCCCGGCTGGCCCTAAAATTTCACTGCCCGAGTTCACCAGCCTGTTGGAGCAACTGACGGTGGAAAAGGCCGAAGCCCACAAACAAATGTGCATCCGCTCCAACCAACTGACCCAGATTCCGGACGATGTGAACGCCAAAGACCTGGTGGACGAAATCCAACGTTTTAAGGCCCAACGGAACGAAATCGGGGCCAAAATCGCGTTTTTACACGCTAACGGCCGATTACCGGAAACCGGGCCATCCCCGGCCGACCAACAGCAGCAGGAATCCGAATTTCTGGACAGTCTACCGGCGGAAAAATACGAGTTGGCCAGGCTGTTGAAGGATTCGATTCTCCCCAATCTCTCGAAGGCCCGGGGGAAGCTGGCCAAAGCCACGGACGGGGTTAAAAAGGTGCATTACAGCCAGAAAGTGGCCAAGCTGGAAGCCGAAGCCGCCATGGTGCGTTCACGGATGAGCGCCCTAAGCTGACGGCGGCTCAATATCACAAGAAAGCCCGGACGGATACCGCCCGGGCTTTGCCATTTAATTGATGTTTAACCACATAACAAAATGATACATGGTTGAAGCAAATATACGCTCATGGCGTCCTAGAATCCCGCTTCGTTGTGTTGTATGCTTGCAAAATATTGATAAATGGTTGATTCATGGCAAAAAAACTGTCGTTGGCCAAATTGAAGCAAAAGCTGCAATTGGATGAACACAAAATGGATAAGTTTTTATCCTATTACCACAACGGTACCCCCCTGAATGATGAAGAAGCGGCCATGCTCGAAAAATACCGGAAAGCCTGGTCATGGCTGAGTATGGGCCGCACCTTCGAAGCGACGATTTCCCTGGTCATGAAGGAATACAACATTCAGGAACGGCAGGCCCGGTACATCATTTCGGAAGCCGTTTTTCTGCATGGGCAGACCTCCCGGCTGGACAAAGCGGGGAAGAAAGTGGCGTCGGCCAACTTCTACCGCCTGCTGGCGCAACTGGCCATGATGAAGGAAGACTACGACGCGGCCGGGAAGCTGACGGAGAAAGCCGATAAGCTGGAAGGATTGATGGATGATGAGACGGTGGGTATGAATCCGGATGACTTTATGAAGCCGGGTAAATTCGTCTTCATCAACAACGTCAACATTCTGAAACAGAACCTTAAACAGCAGATGGAAGATGACGAATAAGGAAAAAGTCCGGCAGATTTACGCCAATGCCAAACAGGTGAAGTTTCTCCGGAGCCGGGCCAACCGAAAAACCTTTATGGGTGGGCGTGGATCGGGTAAAACCACAACCCTGGGGTATACCACCGGCATGATGTTTGAAAACCTGCCCCGGGCGAAGGTCATTTTGACGGGTCTGACGTATGTGCAGCTTGATTTAATCGTTCTTCCCGAGCTAAAAAACGCCCTGTCCCGGATGGGTTATGTGGAGTACTCCCGCGTAACCCCCTGGGGGGTGTACGTCATTGGTCAGCAGCCGCCGGATCACTGGCTTCGGCCCTATAGCTCCCCGGGTAAACGGGGTTGGCAATACTGCGTTGCCTTCATCAACGGTTTTACGATTCAGTTATGCAGTCAGGACCGCCCGGATAGTCAACGGGGGATCAACAATGACGGCATTATTGCCGATGAGTCGGCCACGCTGAATTTTGATTTCATCAAGACAATCCTGCTTCCGGCCAAACGGGCCAACCGTTACGCGCCGTTTGCCAGGCACTTTCTGCACCTGTGCTTTTACGACTTCAGTTCTGCCCCCTGGACGACGGAAGGGGGCTGGATTCTGCAAACGGAAGACCGCTGGAAGGCTGAACTGGAAGAACGGGCCAAGCTGACGGACGAAGAAAAAGCCGCAGCTCCCCCCAAAAATCTTTTCCTGGAAAGTACCTGGGAAGACAACAAAGACGTGTTACCGGCGAATTATTATGAGGTACTGGAAGAGTCATTGGACCCGCTTACGCTGGACGTGGAAGTCTGGAACAAACGCATTACCAAGCGCCCGGACGGGTTCTACTTTGCGTTTACCACATCGAAGCACTGCTACTACCAAAGCTACTCGTATGAGTACGATGAGCGCACCCGGCTCCACCTGCACGTCAGCAACGACTACCGGGAAGACCGCAAGCTCGAAGTATCGTTGGACTTTAACGCGGCTATTTGCTGGCTGGTCATCTGCCAGGAGATCGGCAAGGAGTTCCGCCAAATCAACAGCATCTTCAAAAAGCCCAGTATCGATAAGCAAACGAGCCTGGTGGTCCAACTGGCGGAAGCGTTCGACGTAGCCTACAGCAACCACAAGGCCCGGGAAGTAGACGTATGGGGCGATCCATCGGGGAAGGCAAAGAGTGCCGGAACCAGTGAAACCAATAAGCCTTTCCTGGAACAGTTCTGTGATTACCTGGTCAAGAAAGGTTGGCGGGTCAATAAGCTCTACCTGCGTTTTGTTTACCCCGGGCACAAGGATAAATATGTTCTGATCAACCACCTGCTGGGCGAAAGCAGCGATAGAACGCCCCGGCTGCGCTTCAATCAGAACACCAACAAGCCGTTCATTATTGCCATCCAGCAGACGCGTACTGTCGATAATTTTAAGAAGGATAAGGGAAAGGAAACTCCCAACAACAAGAACCGGGAGTACGCCACCGATGGGACGGACGCGTATGACTACATCGTATGGGGTAAGTACAAGCGGCTACTGCCTACCGGCTCCGCGCCGGGCTACCGGAACCAGCTCATCATTCTGAGTTAGACCAGGGCACCCACCCCCACAAAATTGTTACAGATTCCACCCGACCCCACCCGGTCGGGTTTTTTATATTCCATTTTTTCGAATGGCAATTGCCATCGCTGGTAAAGGGCGGGCTACCTGATCGTGTTTGATGGGGGCACTTTTTCAATTTTCGACCCCACAACACTCTGACAGTGAACTAACTACCTCTAAAACAGACTGCAAAACCCCTCAAAACCGCCCCCCGCACCCCCTGAAAATGCGTCCTACAGGGGGAAAAATGGCGGATGTAAGCTTGTATCGTCATTGAATTCACCACACGGCATGGCCACCAAACAAACCATTACGCTGAAAACGGTTCTGCACTCCATTCAGGAAGCGGGGACGGTCTTTAGTCTGAAGTTTCGCAAGCTCGACGGGTCCACTTCCTACAAACCCGAAGTCAAAAAGAATCCCACGGCCGTCCGGCCGGAATCGACCGGCGGAACGAAGGATTTGGGCACCATCCGGCGAAACATGAAGGGAGCCGGGGCGCTGCTGCTGTTTGACTGCCGCGCCAAACAGACGTTTGAAGCCAAGGTGGAACTGCTGATGGAGTTCAATGGCATGACCATTTTTCACAACTACTGACATGACGCAAATTCGGAAGCTGGCCCACAACGTCTACACGCTCAACACCGGCAACGTCGGGGCCTTTGTGACATTCGGCAACGCGGATATAGCGTATTCCCCCAACGCCAATAACACGCCCAACACCGGAAGCCGCGGGGACCACGTTCAATGGGGCGACAAAGACAGGCAGTTGGCCAACATGCACCGGCTGGCCTGTGAGTCTCCCAACAAATGGCGGCTCATCAAGACCCGCCGGGATTTTGTGGTGGGCCGGGGCGTTTACACCCACACCGAAGAAACCGCCGGGGTGGGTTCTCCGACCTACTTTAAACCCGCTATTTTCCCGGAGTTCGAGCAATGGCGACGGCTTAATGATTGGGATCGGGCCTGGATTCGAATCTGTTTTCAGTACGGCTTTTCGGGTAACGTCTTCGTCAAACTGGTTTTTGGTACCGATGGGAAGTTAGGCCCGGTTGATGCCATCGACGCCTTCAAAATCCGTCCGCGCAAGCTGGCCAGGGGAGAAACCTGCACGACGGCTTACCTGGTCAACCCGAATCAGTTCGGCAGCAAGGCGTTTAAGAAGGAAGAAACCGAAGTCGTTCCGGCCTTTGACCCACAGAATCCGGCTAAATATCCGGTGGCCATCCTGCACCTGAAGGACGACATCCCGGGTCAGGACAACTTTGGTTTTCCGGAATGGTGGTCAACGGAAGAATGGTCAAAGGTGGCCAACAAGATCCCGAAATTTCACGACGCGGGGTTAGACAACGGCTACAACATCAAGTACCATATTTCCATCCCGGATGATTACTTCCTGGTGGAAGGGAAAGACGAACAGGAACAGGAAGCCTTAAAAGCGGCCACCCTCCGGAAAATGGGGGAAACACTGGCGGGGGTTGAAAACACCGACAAGGCGCTGATAACCTTCCACAAAGCGGATGTAAACGGCAAGGAAATTCCCGGCGTGAGGATTACCCCCCTGGACAACAAAATGTCCGATGATGCCTACACCAACCTGTTTAACACCGCCAACGTGGCCCAGGCTTCGGGCCATGGCGTCTTGCCGTCGCTGGCGGGGATCGACACCGGAAGTAAAATGGGCGGCTCGGGCAAGGAACTGGAAGCCGCGGCCAACTATCAGCAAAACTTTCTGACCTACGTGGACCGCTTCATTCTGCTGACGCCCCTGCGGATTGCCCAGGCTGTCAACGGCTGGCCCTGGGAAATGATGTTCGATGTGCGCAACATCCAGCTTTACAACTACGACGTGACGCCCAAAAACTCCGGGTCGAATCCTTCCACTGAAACCGACAAAGACGATGCTAATCAATGATATACTGACCTTTAAAGCCCAGGTTGGCGGCATTCAAAAAACCATGAACTGGCCAACCTGGGAACCTTACATCCGCGGGGCCGAAATCCGCCACATTATCCCGGCCATTGGGGAAGAGTTGTATGACGAACTGGCCGCTGTCACCACTCCAACACCCGAACAAAAGAAGCTGCTGGACCGGCTCCGGCCTGCCCTGGCGTTCTTTGCCTACCTGGACGCCATCCCGTATCTGGTGACGGCCACCGGGGATGCCGGTTTGGTGATGAATACCCCGGCCAACACGGCCAACATAACCAAGTGGATGTACGTGACGCTGGTGAAAGATGCAGCCGCCAAGGCCGACCAGTGGTTTGAAACGGCCCTGTCCTGGCTTGAGCATCATGCCGATCAGTTTCCGACCTGGACCGCTTCCCCTTCGTATACCGTCACCCGGGGCCGGATCATCGCGTCAGCCACCGAATGGAGCCGGGCCTTTCCGGCCGGACGGGAAAGCAGACGGCTGTTTCTGTCGGTGCGGAATTACCTGCATAATTCGGAAGTGGATTTCCTGATGCCGCTTCTGGGTCCGGCGTTGTATTCCGGCCTGATTACCAAGCTGAAGACGGCCCCGCTGACCCTTTTCGTACAGGAAGCCGAAGTCCTTCGACTGAGCCGCCTGGCCATCGCCAACCATGCTTTTGCTGAAGCCATCCCGTTTCTAAACATCAACGAAGACTTCCGGATTGTCTCGGAGACGGACGGAATTGTCAACGAAGACGAATTGGAAACCGGCCGGTTGAATGCCATCCTGAAGGATTGCAAAGACAAGGCGTCTGCCTACGCGGCCGACCTGGTGAAATACCTTAATACCACGGCGTCCCCGACTGTTTTGCCCGACTACTACCACTATGAGCGGTACGAAGCGCCGAACCCGTCCGGGCCTAGGGGCGGCTTTCCCAATGATCCGGCCAACCCCTATTTCGTACTCGGATAATCTTTTCTGTCATACCCCCAACGAAGCTTTTTATGATCGCCAAACTAACCGGTATCAGTCCTGATGCCACCATCAAACCACTGCCCATGAATCCGGAACCAAACGAATTACAAGCCGAAAGAAATCGGCTGGATGAAGAATTTCTACTGCTTCAACAACGTCAGGCTGATTTGACCATGAAGGAGAACCTGGCCGCTGAAATGAAGAAAACCCGGATGTTCGACGAACGGCAAAAAGCCCTGGATGCCGCGGCAGGCTTCCGCCGGGAAGCCCGCGCGACTCAGGATGAGAACGAAAAACGCAACCTGTACGAATGGGCGCGGGAAGCGGATGAAGAAGCCCGGCGGCTGGAACTGGAATTGGGGATTGTTTCCCATGCGGAGCCGTCCGAAGAACCCGCCATCGCCCTGCCCTGGATGCAGCGTCATAAGAAGCTGACGGCGATGTTTCAGGTGCTCGGGGTGCTGCTGCTGATTCAATTCTGCTACAGCCAGTTTATGGCCTACAAAGAACACATCGACGCCCTGAACGGGAATCTGGCCATTGATCAGCGTCTCCAGCCGTATGATTTGACCAGCATTCAGAAGTTCTTTTTCGAGCAGTTAAGCGTTTTCAGTTCGCTTCCCATCGCCCTGGTCATCCTGTTTTTGATCGTGCCCTTCGTCGGATTTTACGTCCTGCCATTTCTCAAGTCCCGGAAGGATTTTTACACCGAGTTCTACGAAGACTTAACGCCATGGCAACGAAGCATTATTACCACGGCCTTACTATTGGGCTTATTATTTTTCTTGGCTTTATCCCACACGGTCAAGCCGTAACACCAACCCCGACGAAGCCGCCGGTTGTCGCTTTGACCTTTCCGGACGAAATGACACTCCGCATGGCCATTGCCGACACGGCGGCTTCCTACGTGGGAATCAAGGAACTGACCAACCGCAATGACCACCCGGTCATTACCAAGATCAACCGAACGTTTGGGCTGCCCAAGAATGCCTATTACTGTGCATCCGGGCTGGCCTACTGCTACAAAGTCAACATCGGAAAGCTTCCGTTCAACGGGGCCGGTAGTGTCTCGTCCTGGTTTGCCAACCGTAAACGGTGGGTCTACAAACGCGGAGAACGGGGCAATCAGCGCGTGGGCCGCAAGCCCCAACTGATGGACGGGGTAAGCCTGTATGCTTCCCACATCGAAGGTTTAGCGACTGTCCGTTTCGATCCCGAAGCCGAATACATTGAAACCATCGGCTTTAACACCACCGGCGGCACCGGCCGCGGGGGCGTCTACCGGGTTCGGCGTCGGCTGAAGGAAGTCAAAGCCATTGTCAACCACCTTACTCCCTATTGGGAATCCATTCATGGAAATCACAATTAAACCGTTCTTGCGTGGCCTTCTTTTCGGTTGGTGGGGCTGTATGGTATTCTTCACACTCCTTCAATGGCCCTGGGACGGAAAGCCCGTCATTGTGACTCTTCAACCAACCACTTTTCAATCAACTCCAATGAACCATGTATCCAAAACTGACCGTTCTTCAGCGCCTAAAAGCGCCGACGTCCAAATTCTTCCGGCCCATTCTGAGGGTAAGTGCCACGGTTGTTGCGCTCGTGATCTGGCTCCTGTGGGGACAGGCTCTGCTTGCCACCGACGGGATACCCTTTCCCGATCATCTACGAAGCGCCATTGAACTGTCGGGAGCCATTGCGCTAACCGCGGCCGTCCTATCGATGCTGACGGTGGACTATGAGCAGCTACGAAAAGATTCGGTCTTAGACGGAATCAAAACGGCCAGGCCCTATAAAGCCGTGCTTAAACTGGACGATCCGAAACCCCGTAAAGCGTTACCACCGATAAAATGACCTGGCTACTCAACTTCTGGAAATGGATCAACCGGGACTGGAAACGGTTCGTGTGGGAAATCGTCGTGGCGGTGGTCTTGTCGGTGGTGGGTTGGGGAATCAGTGAATTGCTCAACTCCCAGACGCTTCAGACCTGCCAGGACGAACGGGCCGTCCTGCTGAAGCAAAGCGCCCGGAGTCAAGCCATTATGGATTCCATCGTATACGAAGGCTTATTGGCCATTAAACAACGCGAACTCAGTGAAAAAGACGCTCAAATTCTGGACCTCAAACAAAAGATTGTTTCTGATAGCATTCAGCACCTTACTGACCTTGAAGCTGTCCGCGCAATCAACGAGTACATCCACCCCGGCAAGCGCAAGCGATAGCGTCAGCCACATTACTGAATTCGTTCGTAACGCCCGGGCCATTGCCGATTCGCTGAACCGGTACGAATTCCTGAAGATTCGAACGGGGCAACTCCGAACCGATTTGCTGTTGGTCCAGAAAGAAAAAATGGGCCTGCTGGTTTCCACCCTGAAGGAGAAAGACCGGATGGGTGAATGTGAAAGCCGGGCGTCAGTGATCCAGGCCGATTTGACCCGGAAAACGGGCAAGCTGAAGGCGTCCCGGGCGGAAAACTGGATTTGGCGAATCGGTGGAACGCTGGCGCTGCTGAAAGTAAGTATTGACCTGATTAATGTCCTGAAACCATGATTTTACTCCCTACCTGGGTTGGAGTGTTTTTAGTGTACCTGTACGACCGGGCGATTCCCCTGGGGGCGGTGGCCATGCTGCTGTTCCTGTTTGTGTGCCTGACCGTATTAAACTGGGTGCGTCCGGATGAAAAAGGTTAAGATCGACGGCGTTAGCCAACTGATTCCCGAGCGGTGGGAAGAATGTACGGAAGAGCAGATTCAACAACTGCTTCCGCTTCAACTCGTGGTACTCAACGAGCAGGAACCGCAAAGCCGCGGCCGTCTGAAGAATGCCGCCTTGCGGGTGCTGTTTCCGATGGTCAAAAAGTTTGAAAAGGATCTGCTGCCCGAACAACTCTGGGCACTCGGGCAGTTGACGCGCTGGATTTGGGAGAAGCGACTAACCCACAAACCCTTTGAATCCTTTGAATTTGAAGGGGTTGATTATCTGTTGCCCGATGACAACTTCAGCAACACGACGGCCATTGAAATTGCCATGGCCAACATTCACTACCTGGCTTACACGCGGCCGGAGAATCCCAATCCCAGGGCCGTTCTGCAACTCGTTACCACCCTTTGCCGTCCGGTCCGGAAGGATTTAAAAAGCTTTCGAAAGTCGGCCGACTGGAACGGGGACGCCCGGGAAGAATACAACACCATTCTGGCCGACGAACGTGCCGGGCGGATGACGACCCTGGGCCTGGGGGTGGTGATGGGCGTTCTTCAGTACTTCGAAGCCATGAACAGCCGGTTCGTTTCGATGTACCGGGAAGTATACGAACCAGACCCGGACGCGGCCGATCTGCCGCCCCTGTACGCGGGTGGCGAAGGCTTGGTGACGACCCTGATGGAGATAGCCAAAACGGGCACGTTTGGGGATTTCGACAAGGTTTGCAAGCAGAATGGCCACACGGTATGGCTGTTTCTGAAGGATACTAATTTAAAGATTGCCCGGGCCAAAGTGCTGGCGGAACAGGCCGAAGAAAACGAGTAAACGAAAACTTCAATGGATATATATAATTCGCTGGTGTTCTGGCTAGTAGCTACCACAGCAATAAGCTGGCTTTTCAGCTACCTACTTTGGTGGGATAAAGAGAATCTGAAAAAAGAATTGATTATCCTTCAAAAAAATATAACGCGGGTGGAAGGTAAAATCCCCGCCCCGGAAAGTCCCCAATCCCTACCCGGGAATGCCCGTCCACGGATTCCCCGGGATGATGAATTTGATGCCTGGTAAGGGCACTAGAATAAAGAATGACTGGATGAATGATAAAGCCAGGCTGATTTTCGGTCTGGCTTTTTTGTGCGGCTCCGGCCGACCGGCGCACAGGATTGTGTCCTATCGACTGCCCGGCCGGTGGCTTACCTTCCGATTAAAAAGAAAAAGCCATGATGCTGACCGGCACTTTACACACCTTTATCCAGTACTTCCGGACGTTTGCCGACGCGCACCCGTCTGTTAAGTTCTTTATGTTCGGCTCGGTTGAAAAGGGCATGGCCTTTGCCCGTTCGCTGCCCGATTTCGACTACCCCTTTTTGTGGTTGGAAGAACCCGTCATTGTCACCCAGGACAACGACGCGGCCCACGTCAATGACCGCTTCCGCGTCGGGGTTTCCGTTCTCCAAATTGCCCCCCTGGATGACAATGAAGCCCAGATTGACGCCTACGCCCTGGGGCTTCAGATTGTCACGGACCTGCAACACAAACTTCGCAAAGACCGTAAGAAAGGGCTGATTCACACGGATTTGCTCGGTCAGCGAAAGGAGCCCATTTCCCAACTCTGGGCAGATGGCCATTACGGCTTCCGGCTGGAATTTGAATTTGATATGAACATCAACGCCAACGTTTACTAAGATGATTTTACCGTTGAAATTGGCCTTAAACCCGATTGTCGTCAACATCGAAGCCGCTGACCCGCTGCTTAGTGATCGGGCTGGACTCCAATACTTCCTGAAAGTGATGGTGCCCGAATTTTACCTTTCCAACACCTTTAATGAATTGGTGGAACTGGAAGGGAGCGAGATACCGCCGGAAGAGATGTCTCAGGGGACCATTTACCGGGGTGCTTACTTCGAGCTCGAAGAACAGTTGGAAGGGTTGTTGACCCGAACCGCGCCGGAATTTGGTCAGGATGGAATCCGGGCCTGTGAAGGGCTGGTGAGTCCGTATTACCTGACGGCCCGGATTGAAAACTACGGAGAGCCGATTTATGAAAAGACGTTCCCGGTGGATTACGTCATTAAAGCGGGGATCGACGAAGCGGACTTTGCAGAGTACAAGGATTATTTTTTCACCAATTACATTCAGGGGACGCGGTTTTTAACCTGGGCGGAAGATCACAAGCGAGTCCATCCGGAGCAACCCGAGTTTTTATACTGGCTAACGAATGTTTCCCCGCTCCCGTCCCAGATCAACCTACGCTGCCGGGTGGAATATGCCGAAGAATCAGACGAAAGCCCCTTCACGGTAGCCAGTCTTGACAACGTGGCTTCCATGACGGTGTATTGTGCCGCGGTGGGCTACCAGGCATTGGGACTGGAATCAAAGGAAGGCCAGGTGATTGGCTGGCGGGTCTGGCTGGAAGATGCCAACGGCGCCAGGCTGACCGAAGATCGAAGTTACTGGCTGGATCAGCAGTACCGGCGGAACGTCCGGTTCATTGTGTTTGCCAACAGCCTGGGCGGGTTTGATACGCTGTACCTGACCGGACAGGGGGAAGAAAGCCTGAATGTAGTGCGTTCCATTTCCGAGCGGTACCCGGATTATAATTACCTGCCATCCTACGCCGAAACGGTGATCAATGCCACGGCCGGAGAACGGCAACTAACGGTTTCAACGGGGTGGCTATCGAAGGCGCAGCGGGAATACCTTCAGGAACTGCTACTGAGCAAGGAAATCTATTACGTCTCCGAACGGGCGTTTTTGCCGCTGGTGCCTTCCTTCGATTCGGTGCGGCCGGTGGTCGATGACGAAGATTTGATTGGCCGGACGCTGACGTTTCGGTTTACCAATCCCAAGCGCAATTTTTCCAAACTGCCGATCCTGACGGGGGTAATACCCCGGGCCACGGCCTGGCGTCCCAAGGCGGTGGCCTGTCTGCTGGATGCCAATGGCAAACGGACCGGTAAAAAAGCGGCAACGCTCATCGAAAAGTATTACCTGGACGATAACAGCCGGGTAGCCGAAGCACCCATCAAGCCAAATATTCCGGGTACGGAAGGCTATATCCCGCCGGTGGTATCGCCGGATTGCGCGGTGACGCCCTACCTCAATACGGTGATCAGTAAACAGGGAACCTACACCAAACAGGGTTGCTCAACGGGGCAAGTGGGATCAACGGCCCTGATTACGATTGCCGCCGAAACCTACGGGAGCGAGATCAGCCAGGCCGACGCCCAGGCCAAAGCGGAAGCCGCCTGGCAAGCACTTAATACTCAGGCATACGCCAACACCAACGGCGCTTGTGTGTTTTCACCGGAAACGTACTCCTACAACGTTCCCGCAGATCACTTCCATTACCGGGTTTCGGATGCGTCGAAGATTTCCATTCAGTATGGATCACCGACCGAACAAAGCATGGGTAATGGTTGGACGGTGCAGGGAAGCGGGGGGAGTTACATCTTTCCACAGTTTTCGAATGATCTGAACTTCCCGGTATCCGTGCTGTATTATGATTTCTGGACCTTACTGATCAAGGGTACCCGAAACACCCAACGTCGGGTGAAAATTTATAACAATGGTGTTCTGATGATCAATAGGTTGATCACCATTAACGGGGAAGGCTTCGAGCAGATTAACGTTTTTTACAATAACGGCGCGTCAGTATTTACGCCGGTTTCGGGGGATAAGTTGTATATCAGCGTAGAAAACCCATGACGGAAGAATTTTTTGACCAATTCGAAGAAGCCGCCATTGAACTGGCTCAGGAAGGTATTTTGTGGTTTCAACGGGCCATTGAGCAAAAGGGTCTGGTGCTGACGGAAGAACTCCGGCGGGATTTCAATTACCGCCTAATCCGGACGACCCATCAACTGGTAATTGAATACGACTTCAGGCAGTACGGCCGCTTTAAAGATATGGCCCGGCTCCGGTATGGTACCCACATGCCACCGGTAGAAGCCATGATGGAGTACGTGGAGCGTCATGACCTGAATGTTTTTGCCTACGTGGAAGGGTATCCGGGCAAACAGGTTCCCACCGTCAAGAATGCCACGGCCCGGATTGCCTGGGCCATTGCCATGGGACGACGGCGGGTTCCGTCTGTTGCAAGGGGCTACCGCGGTACCTGGTACAACTCCACCAAAATGGACATTTTCAACCATGCCAAAAAGCGGGTTCGGGCCATGGCGTCCGGTTTTGTGATTGCCAATCTGAAAAAGCAGTTGGAAGCCGGTAACAATTAAGCCAAGAGTAGTCCAATTTTTGCAGGGTATTTGTCACAATAATTTAGCTTTATTACTCACACTCATATTATCATGAAACAATTGTTTTCAATCTGTCTAGTAACTATTTCCCTATTGCTTTCTTTCATCGGATGTAAACCGAAGGATATTGAAAAGAAACAACCTATCAATTTGTTGCAGGATGGCGAAATAAGCGGTAAAACCAATTTCTGGAAATTTATTGTTTATAATGCGGCGACTAGTAGTGTCGATACTTTATCCAAAGACTTTGTGGGTAATATAACCAACGCTCATTACACTTCCGGCCCTAACTCCTTAATGATTAGCAGGATTCAGAACACGGGGAGTCCATTATATGCTTATTGGCGTCAAGTCATCCTTAATCCGTCTATTCCTAAAGGAGCAACCCCAGTATTGAAAGCAAAAATTAAAACGGATAATGTGATAGGTGCTACTGTTTGGATGTCTGCTCTGGGTTTAACTAACAACGATCAAACTGAAAATTATTGGAACACAAACGAAGGCATTTCTGGAATTGCTGATAATTCGGATTTTAAAGAGTATACACTAAGATTAGAGAACTACTCGGACAAGTTTGGCCCTACAGAAAAATTATACATCACTATTAGTACAGCTAATCGCAATGCACCAGGAACGATCTATATAGACGATATATCATTGACGATAGAATAAAGAATTCCGTCCTGTTTTAGAGAGAAGCTTTGGTCCAACTTGGGTCAAAGCTTTTTTCATTTTCTCCATGAACACCACGGAAACCAGTAAGCTACGGGTTGAAATTGATGGTGACGACGCTGCACAAACGTTCGTCGCCCTTCAGACGGAAGCCAAGGAAATCAACAAAGAATTGCGCCGGATGAAAGAATCCGGAGAAGAAGGTTCGGAAGCCTGGAAGGAACTGAAACTTCGTCAGAAGGACATCAACGAAGAATTGAGGGAGATGAAGAAAAACATCGACATCAATGATGCTTCGATGGCCGAATTAACCTTCCGCTCCCGGCAATTGAACAGTGAGCTCAACGGTTTGAAAACCGGTTCGGAAGAGTGGATTGCCAAAATGAAGGAAGTGGCCGAAGTCGAAAACCGGATTTCGGAAGTCCGGGAAGAGATGAAGCGGCTGAAGGGGGAAGGGGACGAACAGACCAGCTTTTGGGGAACCTTCAAAGGCCATTTGGCCGCGGCATTCACCTATGACGCCATCATGGAAGCGGGCCGGGCCGTGTTTGAGTTCGGTAAAGAAGTCGTCGAAACCGGGGCCAAGTTTGAGAAGTATCAAAACGTGCTGAACACCACTCTGGGCGATACCCAGAAAGGGGCCGAAGCATTTGAAATGCTTCAGGATGTAGCCGCCAAAACCAACTTCTCGCTGGACGAAATGACGGATAGCTACATCAAAATGGCGAACCGGGGACTTCGGCCAGGCCAGGAAGAATTGATAAAACTGGCGGATGTAGCCAACACCAGCAGCAAGCCCATGGGTGATCTGGTGGAAGCCATCAATGACGTCAACAATACCGATCGGTGGAACGAATTCGGGATCAAGGCCCAGACCAACGGGGATAAAGTCAGCCTGACGTTCAAGGGGGTAACGCAGGAGGTGGAACGCTCGGAAGCGGGGGTTCTGGGAGCTATTACCGCCTTTGGAGAAATGAACGGCGTCATGGGTATGACGGCCACCATTTCCCAGGGGACGGAAGGACAGTTGGCCAACATGGGCGACAAGTTGGATAGCTTATACGCCGGGATTTTCAACAAAGGCAAAGATGGCTTTAACGGCCTGATTAGCTGGATTTCGAGCCTAATTGAAGTCCTGGTTGATGTGGTCAAGTTCTCTGACCCGGTGGTTCAGGTGTTTGATTCGGTAGTAGATGTCGTCGGTAGTACGTTCCGGTCCATCGGTCAGTTGGTCGGTAGCCTGTTTGGATTAAACAGTGAGTCCATCACAACGCAAAAAGTGATGGAAGGAATTGGCTATGTCTTCAACGCCATTCTAACCCCCATTCGGCTGGCATTGACCGCGGTTCAGGTGTTTGTTGATGGGCTAAACGCCCTTCAGAACAAGGGAAAGGAAGTGTTGAACTTCTTTGGGGCCGACTTCAAATTAGATCCCAAAGCCAGTTTCGACACGTTGGCCAAAAACGCCCAGGCCAACTTTAAATCCATCGAAGATTCGTGGAAGAAAACCGAAACGGGCCGGGAAGCGCAATCTAAAGCCACGAATAAAAAGATTGAGGATGATACGGTCAAGTCTGGGAAAACGGTTTCAGCGGAAGCCAAGAAGGAAGCCGAAAAACGAGCGAAAGAGCACCAGAAAGCCGAAGCCGACAGTCTGAAAAAGATTGAGGACATGAAGGTTGCGGCTATCAAAAGTGAAGTGGAACGCGAAGTGGCCAAGGAAGATTTGCGCTACAAGCGGGAAGTTGAAGCCGTCAAAAAATCGGTGGCGTCCCAGAAAACGAAGAATGAACAGTTGGCGTTGCTGGAAACCGACCACCAACGCCGGGTAGAGAAAATACAGGCCGACGCCCAGAAGAAACAGGATCAGCTACTCGACCGCTGGTTGGAAGATGAGTATGTCAAGAAAATCAAAAAGGCGCAGGCTTTCGCCAACGGTGAACTGGAAATTGCCCGGAAGACCATTACCGATAAAGAAAAATTAGCCCAGGTCGAAAAGCAGATTCAGGAGTATCTGGCCAAAGAGATAAAGGCCATAAAAGATGGCCAAGCGGCCGATGAAGAAAAGGCTCGGGCCAAGAAAGCCAGGGAAGAGCAGCAGCAGCGTGACAACGCCCTGAAGGCTGAAAAACAGCTATTTGATAGCCAGTTTAAAGAAGCAGCCGCCAATGCAGATTTAAACCTGTCACTGGCGAAAGATAATGCCGATAAGATTTTCAAGGCAAAGCTGGACCGGCTGGATGCTGAACTGAAGTATACCAAACAAAAGCTCGAGAATGAAGCCCAGGCCGAGAAAGAGAAAAACAAGGCACTGATTGAAGATGCCGATAAACGGGCGGAAGCCGATAAAGCGATTGACGCCCGTTTACTGGCTCAGAAGTCCGCGGCTGATGCCAAATACCAGCAGGATAAAACGGCGCTGGATAAGGAGCACCTGGACAAACGAAAAGCCAACGCTGACCAGTTTTTCAACGCCATCAATGGCTTGATGACCGGGGATTACAACGGCTTCATGGATTTCCTGAATAAGAAGCTGGCCAACGATGCAGCGGCTAATAACCAGCGCCTTCAGGACTTCGCCCAGAAGGGGCAGGAAACATTGGGCATTGCCAGCCAAGTGGTGGGAACGCTGAATAATATCAATGACCAGTACACTCAGCGTCAGTTGGCCCGGATTGCCAAAGAACGGGATGAAACCATTGCGGCCAAACAGGAAGAAATTGCCAAAATAGAAGCCTTTGAGAAAGATTACGAAGTTCAGAAGCTGGCGTTAACCAAGGAGTATTCAGAAGCCAGGACGGATGAAGAACGGGCGGAAACCCAGAAGAAACTTCAGAATCTGGAAAACGAGTATAATTCCCGGCTCGATGCCAAAGAGCAGTTGGAAGATGCCATTGACGGGGTTCGGAAAGAAAGCGATGCCCGGGAGAAAAACGCCAAGCTTCAGGCATTCAACCGGGAAAAGACGCTGAACATTGCGGCCGCGTTGATCAATGCCGCCCAGGCTTCGTTGAAGTCTCTGGCAACCCTGGGTTTTCCGCTTGGTCTGGTGGGGGTAGCCGCTTCGGCAGTACTGGCCGGTATCCAGATTGGTATTATCAAAAACCAGAAGCCACCGTCCTACAAACAGGGTGGTTACGTCCGGAATGCCGGTGTTCCCCAAGGCCCTGGGCACGGTCGTCAATACGGACAGTCGGGAATTTCGCTGACTCGCCGGGATACCGGGGAAGAAGTGGGCGAAATGGAAGGGGATGAACCGATTATGATTCTGAGCCGCAATACCTACAAAAATAACCGGCCCGTCATCGACCGCTTGCTTCATAGCTCCCTGCACCGGAACGGCGCCCCGATCTACGGCAATGGGGGGATTAGTGACGGCGGCAGTTACCGGGATTACCTCGAACCGCTTGGGTACGGTAAATCCTATCTGTTTGGCTCCCGTAAAGCCAAGAAACAGGCCAAAGAAGCTGAAGCAGAAGCCAAGCGAATGGCCGCAGAGCAGGAAGCAGAAATGGCCAAGATGCAGGCCGAAATGGACGCGTTAGCCAATCAGAGCTACGATGCCGGAAGCTACGATACGGGTGGCTTACCGTCGGATGGAATTTCGGTGCCGGGGGCGGATGGGGATATGTCGGGCACTATCTCAACAGCCAATAGCGAGATTTCCAAAAGTCAGAACATGATGATGGACATTGCCGACAACACCGGAATGACGGTGGACGCCCTGGGTGAATTACAAGCGTTCATGGCGGATACCCTGCTTCCAACCCTGAAGCAGCAGAATGACGCCCTGGCGACCAGCTTAACCGGCAAGATTGATGAGCTCATTACAGTGGAACGAACCGCCAACGGCTACCTGGACCGCATTGCCGCCAAAGACCTGTCGGTTCAAACGTTCGTCAACGTCATGAACCAAATCAACGTCGTGGCCGGGGATTCCGACCTGAAATAAATCTGCATTCTGGATCGGCCGGCCGATTGGTTTCGCCGGTCGATCCCTTCAAACACAACACCCATGGTTGATATTCGAATTGATGGCTATAGCGTCGATATGACGCCCGGAACGCGTCTGACGCTGGAACGTTTTAACCCCATGCTGGACTTTTCGGCGGTGCAGGGTTCACGCGTGTACGGATTTACCCTGCCCGACACACCCTTAAACCGGCGGATTCTGGGCTTTGTCAATCAGGCTCAGGTACCTTACCGAAATCGAAAGTTTTATTGTGAGAAGTATGTGAATACCCAACTGATTGAGCGTGGTTACGTGAAGATTCAGGACGCTCCCTCGGGCAGCTATAACCTGTACTTCACGCAGAACCTCGGGGAAATATTCGGTGATCTGCAAAATGTGTTGTTGCCGGATATTGACTTCGGATCGGTGGCGGCTCCGGCGGCTCCGGTGCTGGACGTCGATCACCTAACTGCCCCCTTCGCCTTCCCCCAGGTTGAAAACCCGGGATTTTATGGAAATAACGGTTCAGTACCGGGATTTAATAATGCCATGAACCGGGTCGATGTGGTGTCCGGAGTGATGGACGAAAAGGCCCGTGTTCCTATGGTTTTTCTGCCCTGGCTATTTCAGCAATTTGGTGAAATGACGGGGTGGCAGTTTGATGGCGGCTTTCTGGAAGACCCGGACATTTTGCGGCTGTTGTTCTTCAACCTGTACAGCCTGGACGAACTTTCGACGATCCAGTATCAAAACCACCTGCCGGAACTGTCGTTCCCGCAACTGCTGATTGCGCTCCGGCAGAAATTCAACCTGTACATGGACTTTGACGTCCGTAGGCGTTTATGTACCCTGGATTATTCGGATGACATCCTGAAGGCTCCGACGATGCTGGATTGGAGCGCCAAGGCCGAACCGACGCATACGAAGCTTCCGGAGCTACAGAACCGGCTGGAACTATCGTATGCCATTGACGGCAACGATGCGTTAATGAAGCCGATCCCGGCGGATTTCGATAAATACACGACGGCCGAAACAGCCCAGACCGCCGGGGGAAGTTTGCTCCCGATCCAAAGCCGGTTCAGTACCCTTCAGACCAACCCTACCAGCGGTTTGGCCATGACTTCACAACCGGGAATTAGTGTCTATAACAAGGATTCAGCAGCCCGGGGAATGCCCCGCCTGTTATTCTGGAAAGGGATAACTGACGGCCGACCGGTGGCCACCAATGAAATCAACGGACGGCGGCTAGTGTGGAACGGCGCGGGGAACCTGGTGGACTACCATTGGCGAGCGTTTGAGCGGTTTAAGGCCAATACATTCCTGATCCGGAAGATTCTGTACCTGACTCCGGCGGATTTGGCAACCTTCCGTTTCCGGAATAAGGTGCATATCCGGGGGGTCAATTATATCATCGGCAGCATGAAAGCGGTGTTGGGTGCCGATGAAAATATTATTCCGGCGGAAGTGGATTTGTGGAAGGTATAAAAGCCGTCCTGTCAGTTTCGCCCTGAATGCGTGAATTTTGAATACAATCTGATTTGCTCAACGTTCTTCAATAGCCGGGTGACCGGCATCTAAACTAAACTTTAAAATTATGGCTAGATTTATTCGCGTTATTGAATTTACTAATCAAGAGTATGTAATCAACATTGATGTAATTCAAGCAATTACTAGTGTTGGGAAGGATGGGGTTGAAATGACTAAAATTTGGTTGACAAACAGGGATATTACAGTAAGAGAGCCCTTTGGAAACGTAATTGAAAAAATTGAAAGAGCATTAAGAACTGAGCAAATACTTTAAATTGAGAGAATAATCTTTGGAGATTCAACCAGGTCGACAGATCGAAAACTTATATAATATTTGGTAAAAGCCCTTCCAGAGCGGAAGGGCTTTTTCAGGCAGCATCTTTTTTGTTTTCCTGTTTGCAGAATAGCTTATCGAAAACATTGATCTTCTCCTTCTTCCGCTTCTCGCTTATATGGACGTACTTCATAGTCGTTTCAAGATTTGAATGTCCCATATAATCCTTCAGCGTAACCACATCACCGCCTAATTCAATAAACAGAGTTCCGAAGGTATGCCGGGCAGTATGGGTTGTTGGATCGAACGGAAACTTAAGGTATTCGCCGATTTTCTTTAAAATCCGGTTAGTATACTGTTCAGAAAAGGTCTTGAATAATTTCCCGGTGGTGGAATGAATAAAGGTCTGACAGATCGGGTGCAGGGGTATCCGGACGATCTTATTAAAGCGCCTGGTTTTGTACGGCTTAATCACCAGCCAATCACCCTGTATGTTATCATGGCTGACAGCCTGGATGTCAGAGATACGAAGGCCCGTAAAACAACTGTACAGATAATGGGCTAAAACCTGACGCCAGGCATCAGAGGTGACGGGGTGATTTACCAGCTTCAAAAGCGCCTGTAATTCTTCTTCTGTATGGGCGTGTGGTAAACTTTCAATCGCCTTGTATTTGAAGTTTTTAAACGGATTATCAAAGACGTGTTTGTCTTCCAGCGCCCGGTTGACGTAGGTTTTAATGTCCCGAAGATTTTTAGAAATTGTTACCGGCTCATTACCGTGTTGATTTTTGCAGAAGGCCGCAAAGTTCTCCAATAGTTGCTTCGTTAGCTGGTTGAACGGCAAGGGATGTGGGAACCGTTCTGGCTCCACTGGTGCTTCTTCCCTCCTACCTTTTACCTTCTTCTGGCACTCCTTAATCCAAAACTCGTTCAGCTTATTCAACGCGACCTGGTTGCAATCGTAGGTTCCCTTCTCAATCTTCCGACGTTTATACCGTTCCCTTGATTCATTATCGAAGTACCGCAGAAAGCAGTTACGCGCCTTGAAGTTGTAATACTCCCTTTCCAGATTATCGATGGTCAGCACTTTTCCAGATAGCCGGTGTGACTTAAAAATCTCATTGATTTTGCTGCATTCGGTGACAATGATCATGCTGTAATCAGTGCAGTCCTGGTCCTTCTCATGGCGCGGTTTCAGCTTTCCGGCGGCCTTATCAAAGTGGCTTGGCGGCCATGAGATTTTAAGCGGAATCCGGGTCCATTTCCCGTCAATCGACACATAAATGTGTATCTGGCTGGTGCCATCTTTCTTCACGTAATCATCCTTGATGATCACCTTTTGACTGAAGGTCTGATGATTTCCCAT